GTTGCTGGACATGCCCAGCGAGGCGTTGTACTGACCGGTGGCCGATTTGATGTCTTCCGATGCGCCTGCCTTGGCTTGCAGAAGGCCGCTGGAGGCCATCGGAGGCTGCGCCCGCTGGGGTAGGGGAAGGATGTTGCCTTGACCGTCCGTAACATCTGGGTTGACCTCCAGATACGGCCAGCTCTGGGTGTTGGCGGTCTTCCATTGCTGCTCGTACCCCTCGAACTGACCGCCGTAACCGACGAACGGGGCCTTGGGGGCCAGCGCCAGCATCTCGGCTTCCTGCGACACCCAGTAGTTGTACATGCGCTGGGCATCCTTGGCGTTGCGCACCAGACCACTCACATACACCCGACCATCGACCTCAAACTCGTTACCGACCACGCGCACTACGGGGATGAAGGAGCCAGCCCACTCGCGCTCCTCCAGAATCTCGTAGCCGTTGATCTTGCACCACTTGACGCGCTTGCGGTCGGACGGACGGGAGCGCAGGGGCTTGCCGAACATCATGCGCAGCGACTTGTCTTGCGGGGTGCCGTCAAAAGCGGTCACGTTGCCCGGGTACAGGTTGAGCGTTGCTTTCTTGTACTCGATGTAGAAATACTCGGCAATCCGAACCGTGTTTTCGCTGATCCACTGGCTGATCGACTGATCGCCTACACCCAGCGACATGAGGGTGTTGATCGGCGCGGCGTTGGGGTACATTCGCTCGTACTCGGCCTTGGTCATGTCTTCGGTGATGAAGCACCAGCGGGCATCTGCGCCCGTGGGGTCTTGGATCAGCGGGTCCATGTAGACCGAAAAGCTGTTGCGGATGCGACCGATCTTGATGTCTTGATCAAAGGTGTTTTCGTCGCAATACTCGGTCAACAGCCGGATGTAGCCTTCGCCGTAAGAAACCTGGTTCTCGCAGGCAGTGTCGTAAGCCACGTCGGCGTCAGAGATGTACTCGATGTGTCGGATTACGCCGTTGTAGACATCGGCCACCTCGACATCGCCTTTGTCGTCAGCGGGGATCACCTTGATGCCGGGACGGTTCATCCGCTGCTCGTTGGTAATCTGCTTGACGTGCTGGGGCAACTTGTTGATGGTCAGGCAGGGGCGGGCGTTAATGGTCTGACCTTGGACTGCGCCACGGGTCTGGAGCACGTCAGCGGGCCACTGCCACTGGTTGTCTGGGGAGCCTGCATAGAACCGCAGGTCATCGAGTTCGCTCTCGCGTGACTCGGAAAACGCCGAAATCGCCATCGTCATGCGACTGCGGGCAACGGTCAGAACGTTCTCGGAACCGCTTTTTGAGGGATACGGGCCGTTCTTTGCCACATTCGCTGCGGCCACGATTCCGGTTGTGTCTTTCATGCGTCAAATACTCCGAGGGTGTGCGCCTCTCGCATCACGAGTAAGTCTTTACCTTCCCATTGTAAATCTTGACCAATGGAGTCCCCAAACAGTACCCGATCCCCGACTTTTACGTCTTTAACGGCTGGACCAGCGGAAACAACCACACCGGTTCCTGTTTGCTTTTGGCGCAGCAGGGCAAAAAGATCGTGTTTTTCCATGTCAGGGTGCACGATCAGGCAGTCTTGAGTAGTTCGAAGTCTCATTTTTTAGTCTTCACGGGGGCTTTTTTAGCGGCTTCGCGCTTGACGCTGTACGCGATGGCGACGGCCTGTTTTTGCGGTTTTCCCGCGTTAATCTCAGCTTTGACGTTCTTGCGGAACGCTTCTTTAGATGTGGATTTTACGAGCGGCATTGTTTTCCCTTTGTAGGTTTCTTGGTGGTCTTGGCAGACTCTTTGAATGCCTTGGTGGTGGGTGCGCCGGGGGTGCCAGGTTTGCGCATCTTCTCGCCAGAACCGGCTTTGATGCGTTCGCGTTTGGCGTGGATATTGGCGTAGAGTCCGGGTTTGGTGGCTATGATCAACACTTCCATCGTTTGAGTGACGCCTTGGCGCGCTCGGCGTCACCTTTGGCATTTTTAACAACTCCTGACATTCTGGCGCAAAAGCTGGCCTTGCGACCTGCGTCAGCCTTGGTCTTGGGGTTGGGAGCCGGAGCCTTGAGGTTCGAGCCAGTCTCGCGGTTGTACTTGGCGCGGCCCTTTTCGGTTAGACCAGCACCCTTGGACACGGGCAGTTTTTCACCGCGCTTGACGCTCAAAGAGACAGTTTTCTTAGTTGCCATTACGCCCCCATCCAAGATGTTAAAACAGCCCTATTTTGCGCATTGTGGCGCGGGACTGCGCGGTCATTGTACTCCCGATGTGCAACAGGGAACGCAAAAGTCACGGCAATGGCGTCAGCGGCATCCGGCGAGGCCAGTCCACGGGCTTTCATTTCCTTTTTACCCTCTAAGAATATGGTGCCCGCAGAGTTGGGCTTCTTCATCGGCCCGATCAGATCGGCCTTTAGAAGCCTGTCCTGCGGCAAACTGGCCGACTTGAGCCAATCACGCATGGCACCCCAAATCTCGGCCCTCTTGTTGCCCCACATCACGGGGTTCTTGGCTTTCCAGCCAAAGTTGACCCCGCGCACTTTGTACTTTTGCTCGGTCAACCTGTCAAGGATGCCGTACCCGAGGCCACCCTCGTCGATCACCGTAAGGGCTGGTCGGTACTCCTCGATGGCGTCGATCACGTGACCCACGGTGGTCATGGTGTCGTCGCCTCGGAACCGCTTGATCGCCACAATGTCACGCCCTTGGCGCACGGCGATCACGGTGCTATCCATGCCGCCCCGGGCCGGGTCCACACCGATTACGATGGGGGCGGTCATGTCCTTGTACTTGGGGCGCTTCATGGCGTCATCGACGAGGTGGGGCGCGATAAACTGGTCTTGGCCGGACTTGGGGAAATCGCCATAGACCTCAACCCGTGCCTCGTCGGAGTCCTCACCATACTCCTCGATGATCTGCTGGTAGATGGTCTTGTCGGTGCCCTCGACTGTGCGGGCGTCGATCTTCTCGGACTCCCAGAAGTCGCGCTTGTTGCCGTCCACGGCCTCGTAGAAGTACCCGGTGTTGCGACGACCGTTGGAGAACGCGAACCAGTACCGGTCAAGGATGTTCTCGGTGAAGAAGCCCGCAGCCACGGACCAGATCGAGTCGGGGATACCGCTGGCTTCGTCGAATATCACCATCATGCCGTCCATGTTGTGCACACCGGCGTAGGCGTCTGGGTTCTCCTCGCTCCACAGCTTCCCCTCGGCACCCCAGTACCGGGTGCCCTTCTTGAGGTCACGCTCGACCAACTCGGTCAGCCACGCAGCGGGGTTCAGGCTCGTCGCCGTTGGCTCCCACCAGTGGGCGTTGATCGCCATCGTGACCCACTTGGTCAACTCGCCCCACGTCACTTTGCGCAACTGGTTCTCGCTGTTGGCCGACACGATCACGCTGGACCCGATGCGAGTGGACAGCATCCAAAGGATTAGCCAGCTTACCAGGGCTGACTTCCCCACCCCGCGGCCCGAGCTGACCGCTCTGCGCAGCGCTTCGATGAGCTGCCCTTCAGTCAGTTTGCCCCGATTTTCCCTAATGAACTGAGTGATCCTGCGCAACATCCTGCGCTGCCAGGCTCGGGGTGTTTTAAAGTGTTCGAGTGGGGTGTTCTTCTGTCCCCAGGGAAACGCAAACAGCACGAACGCCTCGGGATCGTCCTTGATGTTTGGACTCCAAAGCTGCGCCATGAGGGTTTGCTCATCCTCCGGGCTGTAGCGGGGTTTTTGCATCACTCACCCTCCAATCTCGGGGTCACATCAATCACCTCTGCCTCAATCACCCGGGCTTGAGCCTGCGCCAGCGCCTCAGTAATCGAGATTGTCCCGCCCAACTCGATCTGTTTGGTTTCCCCGTAGCGCTTCTTGTTGTGGGCGCTCATGAGCCACTTGCGCGTGTCGATGCGCAGCTTGTCGCGGTTGACCGTATCGCTTGATGACGGATCAATCGCACCCACACCGTCGGCAATTTCTAGGATTTCCCCGGCAATGAACTCGGTGCGCATTTCCTGCGCTTCCTTGAACCGCTCGTGGCGCTGAGGGTCGCGCTTGATCCAGCGCAGAAAGTCCTCATAGGATACGACTCGATGGTCGTCCTCGATCAAGGACTGAAGGGAACAGCCACGATAGATGTTCTCGACCACCCGCTCGAAGATTTGCTCATATTCGAGGTGCAGCAGTTCACGCGCTGACTTCGATGTGCGCGGGGGCTCGGGGTCTGGGCACGACAGCCAGCTTGGCAGTGGAGTTTCACCGGTGACAACCGT